TACTGAACTACCGATAAGCCTAGAGGCAGATGATGTATCAAAGTCTATATCTCCTTTAGAGATTATAGTGATATGTTGCCCAGCATAACCATTGTCGAATTGAGTAATCTTACTGCCACCAAGCATTGCTGTAGTACCTGTCATCCAAGTTGAAAAACCCAATACCGAAGGAGTCGTATCGGTGTCAGTAAACGTAGAAATATATTCCCCATTAAAGACGAACCTGTTATCTCTATTAGAGTCTGTTAAATCAACATACTTAGAATATGTTATATTCTTTCCGTTAGCATAGACGACATTATTATTTGAACTATTGTCCATAACAACATCATTTGTTGATCCAAACACGAAATCTAAATAAGCCACACAATAATCTGCCTCATCAAAAAGAACCGCAGTAGTGCCCAATGAAGCGTTGATATATGATCCTGGTGTTATTGTAAATCTAGAAGCCTCTGTTCCGCCAACGCTATCACCTAACTGGACACCAGATTCAGTACCGTCAAGTGCTGATGTATGTATTTGAAGTGATGCCCCTGCGCCACATTGTCTTATCCATGCTCCACCTGCAAAGTTTCCAATACGAACATCACCCGCCATTGTACCAATATCGTCAATTCGTATTCCCCATGTAGAGGCTACATCGCTCCCTTCTATGAGCAAGTTATTAAATCTAACGTCTCCAGATGGATCGTTAATGATAACTCCATGACTAGCACATCCTCGTATTTCCCCGTTTAATACAGTCATGCTTGTGGAGTCTACCGTTGTAATGTTGACAGCTTCAGCGGTAGCAGCTTCGCAACTTAAATGGACAATAGATGTTATCTTCCTAGTGGCTGCAACAGATTTCTTGTAGTGAGTTGCATTAGAGTGACCGGAGATAAAATATGTATTTTCGTCAGGATCAGAAGTTCCCGAAACATATCTCTCTAAGACCCCTATAGTGCAGCCGGTGACATAGAAGTTAAATACATTAGTCTCTGTATTCCCCTCTATTACTGCACCATTGTCACAATTCTTGATGCCAACGTAAATATCAGTGGCAGCAACTTGGACTCCGCTTATCAAAATACCATTAACAGCAGCATTGTTAGCCATATTCCCGTCAATGTTTATTCTTATGGCAAGATTATCAGTACTTCCTACTGTTACAGAAAGCACCGATGCGATATTGGAACTATCTATTTGCTTTATAGTTGCACCGACACCAGATACCGAGATAGCATCACTTATACTAAGTTGTGTATCTGTCATATATTCCAGTGTTTGTGCAGGAAAATATACTGTTCCACCAGTAAGTTCTGCGGCATCAATTGCATCTTGTATTGCAGTTGCGTCGTTAGTAATTCCATCGCCAACAGCACCATAAGCCCTTACATCATGCCAAGGACTCTTGGTGATAATGTCAGCTACAGTTATTCCTACTGTACTTGTATCAAGGTCAACGCCAAGGACTGCTTCTAAAGCATCATTATTATCGCGAATATCGCCTGCCGCTAAATCCCATTTTCTATTATCTGCTGGTTTTGTATTGTCCCAAGCCATGTTTTATCCTTATTTTAATTGTTCGGGTAACGCCATTTAGTTAGTTCGTATGCGCTCTTTATTTCGGCAGGAGTTAATACTCTATCGAAAATCATTACCTCACCGATAGTACCATCAAGGAAATTTGATCCTGACACAGTAACGCCTATGGTCATATTACCGGCACTTGCATCTTTTCCTACTGTATCGGTAATTGTTATCATTCGCCAGTTAGTATCTATTGTAGATGTAACGATAGCATCTATATATATAATAGAGGTTCCTCCTGCGAATCCCGCCGCCACTACATCGCCAGTACTTATCTCTAAGTAGTCTGTTTGATTAAGATCTATAAGTTCCTCAGAAGTATCACCATTCGATTTAACCCACATTACAATAGTTGACACACTCGACGGACCAGAGGCAAAGTCTATTTGGTCGTTTGTTCCGTCAAAACTAAATCCGGGATATGCGGTAATTACTCCTGATGGAACTCCAACAAACCCGCCCTGTGAGTAATCGAATATATTCGTTCCGTCTACAGTACCTGCCCATAACTTATAATAAGCCACAAGTCCTTTAGTGTTGAATTGAGGATGTCTATATTTCTCTTTCATTAGATGCCTCGTAAGGTAATCACCATAGCTACACCAGTACCGCCAAGAGTACCTGCGATAGTAACTACAACGTCTATTATCCCTGATAATGGCTCATCGACACTATAATTTGTTGTCGATGCCCCAGCTACATTAGCTAAAGCTCCTGTGTCGAAAATAGTGTTGTCACCGTTGTCATTTATCTGTAATTGCTTAGTTCGGCTAGTTGTAGTTTGTGGAATCGTGAATGTAACATGCCTTAATATTCCGTTCAATGGAATCGGGAGGCTTAATGCAGTGGTGTCATCAGCATCAAATGTAGCTGTAATAACTCTTTCCCATACTTGTTTTATATTCGGTTCTAAGTTTCTTCTATCATCAGCGCTCGTCTGCACTATAGTTTGGTCGCCGTCAGCCATAATTTATTCCTTAAAAGTTTCTTACTATCTCGCCACCGAGGAGGCGTTTAATTTTGTCGCTTCTTACGTTATTCTTGCGATATTTCATTATTTCCATCAGTTCATTTGCTCTAGCATCGTCATGTACGCCATTTAGGAACAATATTGCCGCGCCAAGCGGAATCATTGGCCCCCATCTAAGATCGGCAATAGCATCACTCGCTCCCAAAGCTGTCGGCCTGTCTGCAATCTGAAGTGCTTTGAACTGGTATATGTCGTTAGGTTTAGGCCATACATAAAGGTTCTGGCCGTATAAAAGCGCCGATATTGGCGTCGTTCTTGACTCAAACCTGCCGTCAGTAAACGTTGCCGTCACATTAGCCGCATCAAGGTCTGTAGTGGCCGGTGTGAAGGTTCCGTCAGACTTTATGACTGTAACATACCCCATGTAAGAAGAAGTGCTGTCAGAGGCATTCAGTGCCTCCAGAGCGAGTCTTGGAGTCAGATAGCCTGTTACATTGCCATTGGCTGCCGAAACGGCCACAGTGCCATCCTCGTCGATTTTAAGCGACCATGCGCCATACTTACCTGCTGGTACAGCGGGACCAGTCAAATCTACCTCGGCAGAGTCGGCAGAGTATGCGTAATTGTTTATCGAATAGCTAAAGTCTACATATTTTACCATTGTAACATCAGAACTACCAATAGTCAGAGTTGGTGCAGTAATAAACTGTTCATCTTCAAATTTAGAGGTATAGGAATTATTCGTAGATAAGTAATCAAAGCCAAAGTATCTGCTATTATTGTCGAAGTTGTTGTTGGTAAAGAATAACTCCCTGTCTCTGTAGAACCTAATCTCATTGCCATTAATAGTAACCGGATCATCCATTCTGTCCACGTTCTGCGATATTGCATATACTCCATCGTCAGTAGCGATCAATTCCTGAACAAAGAACGTATTAAATTCATCAACCTCGCCATCGGATGGGAAATAGTTCACATAGTAATCGTTAATAATGTCGATTACATCCGCATCTGATATATCGGCAACTTCTGAGCGTCCGGTATGCTTACGCCAGCGGGCTACCATCTGTGTCATTGTCCATGTGAGTGCCATATATACCTCAAGTTATGGGGCAGAGTCTAAACCCTGCCCCGTTAAAATTAAGCGTCCGTGTCAGGTGTTAATGAGTCTTCATTCGCACCAACATCAGATGCACCAGTAGCGACCCATGTAGCTGCTTTGGTACAAACTAACTTATAAATAGAAGCCGCTACAAGAGCGAGTTCATTTGCACCGCTACAATCTACCGTATTGATTGTATCGCTTGTGGCTGCAAGTGTTTGAAGTTCGCAACCAGTCGCAGGAACAGTAATATGTATAATATTACCTATAACTGCCGTAGGCAATACTACAACTTTGGTTGCGCCATCAGATGTTACAGTAACGAAACTTGCACCGCTAGGTATTAAACCAGTGGTAAGTCCGTCAGATGTGGCAACGACAGTAACAGCGGACGATTGAACGCCTGCTGTGGCTGTTACTGCACCAGTCAATGTAGATGTGCCATCAATTATCGCATCACCTGTAACGTCTAAATCACCAGACGTTGATAAGTCTGGGAATATCGGGTCAAGGAGAAACTTTAGCAGTCCCTCAGTGTACCCTATTTGAGCAAAATTTAATTTAACTGCCATAGTTTACTCCTTTAAGAGTTTATCAAGGATAATAGTATCTGTGACCATTCCAAATGGAGCGTCAATAGGAGCTTCGCCTAGAAGTTCAAAAGCAAATCTCGGTTTATCACCGGTGCGAATACATTTCTCTGCTGTTTGCCCAACAGTTCCAGGTCCAGGCACTACGCCGGTTTGGACCTTGGAATACTGTGGAGTAACAGCGCATTTACGCCATCGCTTAATATGAAAATCAGACAATACATGCACTTGGTCTGGAACGAGGGTAATGAAGTATTTACCGCCGAGATTAGTCGTATGAACTGCGTCATCCTGTTCTCGATTTGTAAATATATAATACCCTCGTTTGCCAGCTTCTATTGCAAGTGTCTCTGGAGAAGGCTTAACTTCTTTCTTTTTCATTCCAAGAGTCTTCCTTGCTTTTGCCAACTGCAATACAGTCGGGTTTTCAGGAATATCAATCGGAATACAAAGAGATTCTGATTCAGCGATGATTTCTGCTCGGTCTATAGTCATCTTCCGCTCATGCCTAAACTTCTCACGAGCTTCTTCTTCGTACTTTAACCTAGCGTCGATCTTCTTCGCTTCGTCAGGATGCAGTTTGCCATCGTCAACGGGAGTCGCCAGTTCGTCACCCTTTTCAGGTTCAGTATCTGGCGATTCCTTAGCTGCGGCAATAGCCTTTTCCAATTCATCTGATTTCATATTTCCGGTTATACCAAGAGACGTAGCTTCCGCTTTGAGTCTCTGGTAACGCTGCATTCCAGTTTCTTCAACTTGTGTTGTCATACTAAAATCCTTAAAATTGTTATTGTTTACGCATTAGGGTCAATGCCGTCAGTCCAACCATCAACATCGCCGTGGTCGATAGACTGCGTTGCCTGTAATGCAAGATAGAAGTTTTCTTCGCCGTCAGTCTGGATATTATCCTGAATAACTACGCCTTGATAGCCAGTTCGCTGTTTACTGACATTGACCTTTTCCCAGAGACATGTACCGTCAAGAATCTGTCCGCCATCAGCATCTGGCCAGATCGGTTCAGTCGCGTCACTTGTCCCTGCTGTTATCATCACATAGATTGAACCGCGATCAGAAGGACTTGCCACAGAAGGCTTAACATAGTCGCCTGCTACAGCGGCATCGCCTACAGCTTTAGTCCAAGTATCTACAGTTGGAGCTTGTGAACCAGTACTGTACGCTATGATGCCAGCATCGTCAGCAGCTAGTGTAATTACGCCAGTTGTACCAGTAGTAATTATACCTTCCTGCATAGTGGTTGCCATTACCTGTTCCTGCGCCCTGAACCATTGGTACATATTAGGGTTTGTACCCTCACCAACGTTATGCAACTGGAAGTAATCGGGAATGAACCCAAGCGGCAGGTTGATAATTCCGCCATCCGCTGTAAAATTACCTACTTTTATATTATCCATAATTTAACCTTTCTTAATAATGTTTATACGGTGCAAATTAGAACATGCCCGAAATTGTCGTTAAGAATCTGAGCGGCAAAGTTCTCAAGCCAACCTAGAGTTCCGAAACGTTCCAAAGCGCCGCCAACCTGTGCCGCTGTTTTGGCAATCAAGTTCCCGCTTGCAGATGTTCCATCAATCTTAGTCGTGCCGTAGAATTCTTCGCCGAATATGAGATTCTGATAGCCAGTAGTAGCATTAGTGCGAGGTGCGTTGGTAGTCAGCAACCAGCGAATGTCATCGGTAGCACCGAATTCATCTGGCATAGCCAAGTCCTGTGCATACGAACTTACATGCTTAAAACCACTTACTGCCTCAATACGTTGCCGTTCACCTATATGTGCGATACCGATAAAAGACGCTCTAATCGGAGATGTTGATACTTTAACACCAGCGCCGATTTGAGGTTTAACCATCTTGGTATTCTGAACCAGTAGATTCGTCACGATTATATCAAGATCTATCTTATTGATAAACGTACCAGTAGGATCGCCATTAGACGCTGTAGTCTGCGAAGCAGTACCACTTGCAACGTCACGAGTCAGAGTGTCGATAGTCAAACGCATATTATCCAAAAGGATGTCAGCCATCTGGCTTTCGTCGTCAGTGATTCCTGTGAAGGTCATCCACGAACTTGTTACGATGTACGCGCCGTACTCTTTCAGTTTAACCTGAATATCCGTCTTAGAAAGAAGGATTGGAGTAGGGTTGACGCCCTCAATAAGCGGGACAGTCTGTGCGTCCGGGTTTGCCCATCTACGCCATTTCTGCGTATCTCCGGTGTGCATCGGCTGTGAATCTTTCTTGCCGAACCTTACATAGATAAATGCGTCGATAACCCGAAGCAATACCTTACTTTGGTAAAAGATGTTAATTGGATGATTGACCTGAGAGGTCGTCATCATATTATTATTTGTTGCCATTATTTATTCCTTAATTAGGTGTTTAACTTAAGCCTGCTTCAATTTCAAGAACCTGCTCCCTCGTTAAGAGGGCCTGTCCTTGTGTCGCTCCGCCACCCATGCCACCTGCGGCAGAACCGCCCATTGGTTGAGTTTTGTTGTCTATTGTCTGTCTAGTCTGTTGTTCATTTGTGATGGTCTGATTCTTCTGAAGTTCATTTAGTTGTCTATCCTGCATCACAAGTTCATAAGCAATCTCGACAGTATTGCAAGCTCCGGTTAGATGTGGTTTCTTTTGCAGTAAGGCAAGTAATTCTGGGCTTGCCATAAACTGGCCGGTCGCAGGGTTTACGCTCCCTACAACTTGGTTTGAATCAGGGTGAGATATAACAAACTGCTGTTGTGCCATAGTTGTCTGTTCTTGCAAACGCTGTGCGCCATCAATCCTGTCCTTTTCGTCTTGAAACTTTACTATATTCTCACCGTAAAGATCATCGGCAGTAAAACCACAATTTTCAAGGGCCTGGTCTGATATACTCTTTGGCTGAACATAAGTCTGTTGAGCTTGTACTGCCTGCGACTGCATTAACTCTAGTTGCCTCTGTGCATAAGCTGCTTGTTCTTCGGCTACTTTTCTTGCATCAGATGCTTCTTTGAGTTTTGCGTATGGCACAGTCTTGTTAGCGTCTGTTCCGTCTGCTAATATATCCTGATTCTGCTCTTGGACCGGCTGAGCTACTAGGTCCTGCTGATTGACCACATCGGCACTGTTTAGGTCTATAGACTCAGTGACCGGCTGAGCATTGTTTAGGTCTTTGTTTTCGTCTGACATAATTCTTTCCTTTATTTAAGGTTGGTTTTACATTATTTTTTACTATTAACTTACAGAGTCTGCGAAAGCTATCGCCATCTTTTTGCAATCTTCTTCAGTTTCTGCTTTGAACCCTACTATTAGGCTCGTGTCTCCTTCTGGATGGTCTTTAAGATAATCATTCGTAAGACCACTAGAAGCACAACAATCACCTTCTTTAACTACGTCGCCAATCTCAAAACCAAAAATAGCACGATGACTCCATCCGTACCATTTATTATCTAATACAGACTTACCAATAGAGCAGACTTTGTTTTTACCCAGAGAGGCTGACTGCGGTACTATGCCTCTCTTTAAGATTAAATTCTTAAGTTCGTCAATTCCGCCAATATATGTTCCGTCTTTGGAATGAAACATCAACATTTCTGTTCCGTAATAACGTGTCAATTTACCCGTGAACTCAATTAAATCTTCTACTTCCATCTTCTTCTCTGCTTTAGTATTTTCCATTTTACTACTCCTTTAGTTAAGGTTGTTTTGTAGGATTGATTATCCCACTTTCTTTAATATTATAATTTACGTTATCGTGTTTATGCGATAAATTGAAACATATCTGCAAATTGCTATTAGGCCACTCTTTCTTGAGTGCTTCATTCGCCTTTATTAAGGCTGCTTTTCTTTCTGGACTCATGGTTTTCTCTTTACTCTTATTATTGGTTGTCCATTGCTAAATTCAATACTCCACGTTAGGTCTGTCCAATGGCATTCGTACTTTTTAACCGCTATTGTCATAGTGACTAAAAGATGCCCCTTTAAGTCTTCTGGCATACCTTCAGTCCGATCTTCATCAAGTATGATAGATTCGTCTATTTCAACTTCTAAGACATTGCTCATAGAACACCTCCTTGAGCAGCCATATCAATCATTTCTTGTGCGCCCATACGTTCAATTTCGACAAGGCCAATATTGGAGACTCTATATTTGAGTTCTTCTACATTACAATTAAGCTCAATAGCCGCTTTCTTCATCATTGTCGTAACTTCCTCTTTGAACTTACGTTGAAGTTCCTGTACTGGAGTCTCGCCGGTTATTATTCGCTTTCTTTTTACATTAGCTACCATTTATACTCCCTGTCCGGCTGTTTGAGCCTGTTTTGATTGTGCTATTTCAAGTTTTACCTGTTCTTTAATTAAATCTATTATCGGTCCTGCTGCATTCTTATTTATCTCGCTTACAGTCTTTGCATTATTCAGCGGTATCTGACTTCGCTTCTCTGCTGCATCAGCAAGACTTTCGATTCCCTGTGCAACTTGTAGCCCAGTAACTGCTTGCTGTAATTGCTGGTCAATCTGTGCCTGTTGCTGAGCCTGCTGCTGTTGTTGTTGCCGCCCCTGAGCCGCTTGTTCAATCGCTTTAAGTGTTGGTGTTTTGAACTGCATTGGAGAGGCAGCAACGAGCATTTGCGGAGTTATAATACCTGTAAACATCTCTGGGAACGTCTTCAGGAGGTCTTTCAGTTCCTGATAGTACATATTCTGCTGCGAATCAGTCAAAAGCCCCTCGGTAGGTGAACAATCGAATCGAGTAAGGTCTTCATTATAGAATCCCTCTACCGGAGGTTCGTTTATCATCTTTTGGATAAGCTGAGGTGGATAATTCAACTGCACAATCTGCACCTGCTTCTTGCCCATATCCCGTTTTGCTTCACGTAGTATCTGGAACATCCATGCCTGCCCTGTCAGGGCTTGACCAGTTCGGTACTGAGCAAGGACGCCAGAAATCTCTACATTTTTATCATCAGAGCCAAATATCTCTTGATTTAAACCACCTGTTTCTGTTTGGTCTTTATCTATAACACTGAGCATCTGGAATATTGACTGCGGAACCTCTGATGCTGCTGTCTGGGTAAATATATCACTAAGACGCATCTCGTCCGGCATCTCATCGTTAGCGTGCAAGACGGCACCCTGTCCAGACTTGTAAGCATCCTCTGGATTGCGGAGGTATTTATCCCGAACAGTCCTGAATCCCTGCATTTGACTTTCAATAATATCCATAGCTTGATTAACCTTACGGTTATACATTCGCTGTGGATCACGTTGGCCTCTTACAAAGCTTTGTAACTTTAGTTCAGACCGTGGACACTCCGGACACCAGTTTCCGTGCATCCATGAGTAATTATAATCTCTTAGTTTAGTAGGATTATCACCTGTCCAAACCAATTCGTCATCAACGAGAATCTTTAACTCTATTCGGTCTTTTATGTCACGTACTTTAATAAGCTGAGGCGTCTCGGTACCTGGAATTAAGGTTTCTTTTATGATTCGATTCGCTAGTTTGGAGTCGCCATCAGCAAATTGTGTTTTGAAATCGGCAAATGTCATCTGTTCGCCAGTAACCCTATTGATAACTATCGGGATTTCCTCTGTAGTTCTGTGCCACCACTGTTCAAATAGACGTTTTCCGGCCTTATTGTTCATTGTGGGCTGGCTCTGGAATCTCCATCTTGGAGAACTTGTCAATGGGGTAATCTTATCTATTTCATCCGCTCTTGTTGGAACAAGCATCTTAGCTTTCTCACTTGATACCCATTGTCCTGTTAGAATGTCGCCGCAATCAGACAAATCGCTCTTGGTGGTCCCTGCGTCTATCAAGAATTGATTGAATCCCAATCTACCATACTGAATAAGTCCTTCTCTGTCCCTCCACTGTTCTACGAGATTAGAACCCTGAACAAGTGTACCCCACTTAAAAGCTTCTGATAATACATCATATCCACCTCTTGACGCCATCTGTGACATAATAACGCCTGTGTGCTGGTTACATGCCTGATCTTCCTGTTGGTCGAAGTTACCTTGTTCTCCAATCTTCAAGATATGCCTATTTCGTATCTCATATCCATGAACAAGATTTACCTGCCTGCCTATCTTATCAATAGTATGTAAGATTCTATTCTGGTCGTTAGCCTTGTTCATTTCGTCAATCGAGTGCTGTGCTTTTAGATAAAAGTCATTGTCCAGACAAGCCTGTTCATTGAACGGTGTCCAATAAGTATTATTTAACTCGTAAACGTCCTGGTATTCAGATTTTGTCGAAGCATCATTTGGCATTGTTCGATTCCTGTTTAGTTCGTTCGCTTAATTCTATAGACAACTTAATAGCCATAGACGGGCTAAAGATGGATACGATTAGAATAACTGTAAACATCAATACAACCTGGCATCTTAATATTATTTCACGCATCAGCCTGTCCTCGAATATTTTTTACGCCATTTATTTATCTGGGTAGTGGTAACAGTCTGCGTCTCAAAGAATAATCCACCAGTAAGTGCCTTGCAGAGATACCGCATCGAATCGGCTGGGTGTGAAGCCCAGTCATGCAATGGTTTCTCTGTATAGATCTTTAATTCATCGTTATACTCTCTCCGATAATGATCCATAGCCTCAAGTCCATCCTCACACTTATTCTCATCGAAATACAGCGACGGAAGTGTATTTAAGACGTTATTGATACCAAAATCAAGATTAGATTCTCTTTTCAGGACTACAACCTTATATCCCATATCCTTCATGGCTTTACTCAGAGTAATCCCAGAACTCATTTCACGCTTATTTGAGTCGTGAGGCATTACGCATCTGCCGTAATCGTAACCCTTTTTGTCGAGAACCTTCGTATAATGGGAGATGGGCTTTCCAGTGTTCTCATAGTAATCAATGACACATCGCTTGCCCTTAATAACCTGTAGGAACCAGATTGAAGTGCAATCAAAGCCAACATCAAAGATAATATGAACACGATATGCCGGATTATAAGGTAAAGAGGTGATATGTCCATTTTTCCTCAAATCATTCATTGCAGAAACATAATAACAAGCGTCAAGATCAACCTCGTCATGGCAATTCATAACATACTGTTTGTACTTAGCAGGAGCATCAAACTCCATACGCTTCAAATCGTCGTGGAAATCCTTTGGTAAGTGTGGATTATCAAACGACTTAGCCTGCATACAAGTATATCCCTCTTGAGGACTCTTAACGAACATCTTCCACATCCAATTATGACCATTTGCATTAGCAATCGGGAACATCTGCCGAACAGGAGTATCGTGCATGTGCTGCAGGAACTCAGGAATCTCTGCGCCAGCCTTATCGTAACTCTCTACTAAAGCATTCCAATAATCCTCATCAACCTCTAATTCACGCCTCAAACGACCTCTAAATAACTGGAACTGAGTGTCAGTAGGAAACTCCTCAGCCTGCTCAATATAAGCCCAGCCAAGATTAACATTCTGTAAACCACTTAAATCCTTGGCATGTCTAAAAAGAATCTGAGACCCATTAGCATATTTAGCCTCTTTAGTCCCCTGCGGAACACTCTTGCCAGTCCACTTTGTGAAATCCTTCATTGTACTGTCGCGGAGGTCAGTAAACTTGTCCCGAACAATAAGGCCAAGGTTATTCTTATAAAACCGAGAAAGTAAGTCACCTTTTAATAAAGCAATAGTAGTCTTACCAGTTCCCCATCCCGCAATAGAGCCGGGGAATCTATTAACAGCAGAATAAAAATCCCACTGATAAGGTAACATATTAAATTCTATTACTTTAGTCGGCATTCAGTTCCTTAAGTCGCTCGGTCCTACGGCGATGAATCTCATTACTAAGTATTCCAATAACGTCAGGAGAGAGACAATAATCCAGCATCTCAACTATCTCATCATCCGATAACGTCTTAACATCAGTCAGGCCAAATCGTATTGCATGAATCTTTTCTTTCATTGTCATAATATTGTTCCTTTCGACATTTTATGTCTTTTATTGGTTAGAGTTAATTATAAAATAGCCGTTTCTGTGCAATCCGTCGCGTTTATACCAGAGGCAGGGGCGTTTCTGACCCGTAAACACATATCCTTGAAGTGTGGAGCAACCATAGGGCCGAAGAATGTAGCAGAATTGCCGCTATGTCCGCTCATTTCCTGCGTTTCTAGCATCTCACTAGCGTTTATAGATTTATGAGGGACAGGGAAGCCATTAAAGTCCTGTTCTCTTATAAACCGAGCAGTTTGAACTGAACGTCTTGCCTGAGTTCCTATTTCATTATTCATAGTTCTATACCTGCCTTGTCTTTTATTGGGTTGGGGGCTGTGATATATCTTTATCGCAACAAACCCTTTTCTTAGTTATCAAGGATTTAAAATAAACCCTAAGCCATCCTAAATAAATAGCACAAAGGGAAGTCTTGCCGTTATAAGCGTAGTCGGAGTAATAACCGAATAAAAAACGCTTGAAACTAAAATCAAATCCAGATGTCTTACCGTAATACTTCATATTAAAGATGCTTCCTGTGTAGTATTGGTTTATGTCCTGTGATATATTGGTTATACCCCGCTAATCCACCAGTTCCCATATAGGGCATCCGCTTCTGACAGGTTCTGCCCAAAACCGGTTTAGTTTCATTACTTACATTAAACATAACAAGCCTTTACTTCATTGATTGTCTTATACACCTTGCCTTTCGTTACCTCGAAGGCTGATCCATTGCAGTCAAACTGATAGACTGATCCGTCTTGTCTCGTGTACTTGCTTCTGCCTCCAACGTGTGGCTGATCGTAAGAATTAAGCGGCGTCGGTCGGGACGGCCATTGATCGCCTTTATAAATCACTGCCTGCCTATTGTAGACTGTGCCTAATCCCGTAATAAATGCAGAGGTTGCGCCTGATGGTTGCGCCTCGATGGTTGCGCCTGTCCGGTTGCGCTTCGACTCTTTAGCCCTGCATGAATTAGAACAATACGCCGATGATCCTGTTATCTCGTTACTGCATGTTTCATACTTGCATCTATCCATTGATTATCTCGCTTTCTACCCTTTTAGGGCTGGTTGATGGCGGGTTAATGATGATCACAGTGCTATCTCGCTTGTTGTCCATCTGGTCCATGCCATATAGCCTGATTAGCTGTGAATTGGCACTTATAGCCGCTGAAGGCTGATTTAGGTCCCTTGCGAGCTGCCTGTCGTCGATGAGGTCTTGCGTTGCCTGTTCCTTAGAATAGCCTGTTTTCTTGATTAAATCCAACTCTTGCCGCTTTATCTCCGTTAATACATCAGGTCTTTCATATAATTTCATTCCTTTTACTGACCTTGCGTATGACGGCTTATACCCTGCTTGCCTTAGTCCCTCGCTCTTATTCCTGTCGCTTGTAAGAAACCCTAAGACCATTGCTTCTATTACTCCTGGGTTTGTTATTGTTGGCATTATTTAGCCTCTTGACTGTTTTGTTGAGGATTATAGGGATATACTTGTTTTATTGCATCAAAGTCTTTTTGTGTTAGTCCAAACATTTGCTTTATTCCTTAATTACTTTAATAATAACACTATCTTGCTGATATGTCAAGTGTTTTATTCATTATTCTGCTATTTAGTTTATTTTCTCATTATTTAGTTGGCACTTGTCGATCTATACCTTATAGTAATAGTATGAAACGTGCAACTTTCACAACTAACTATAATAGCCCAATAGCCGATTCTTGCACGTTTCTGGTTGTTGGGCTATTTTCATTTAAAGGAGTATGATAAATGTATACTGAAAAGAATTACCAAACGAAAAAAGAATTAAAACAAGCCGTCAAAGATGGTAAAGAAGTCAGATACTTTCAGCCCGGTCCGTTTGGTGGTAATCCTCCTCAAAATGGAACCTTTTGTGTTGAAGGTCCGCAATACCCTCAGGCCCATAAGTTTTACGCAACCTGTAAAGCTATTGACGGTATTATTGTTAAAGTATCATAAATGTTTAAGGCCTTACAGGTTAAAAACTGTAAGAGCTTAACTATTTAATACTTTTGAAAGGGTAAAAACATGTTAAAACCGCTAACCGAACGTCAAGTAACACTAATCGTCAATAATGTTTGTAAAGCTTGTTTGGATATCAGTAAGCTTAATAAGACCGGCTACAAGTATATAAACCTTGCATCTGGTTTTATTGCTCACTATAGCCTTTATGGTTTTATTGATTATTACAGTGATTACAGTTTACAGGCAGATATCGAACGTAATCAGCAAAATAACCAGTATAATAACTTCAGGCCCGGTGAGCAAAATTACGACTATTACAGGCAAAAAGGCGATATCTACAACATGATCATCAAAAAGCTTAATTCTACAGTCTGCAGTTAATGCTTATTCAATATCAGAACTGACAAGCTGGTATTGTATAATTGTTAACTATACTTTGAAAGGGTATACAATGGAATTTTCAAAAGGTAACACCAAAATCGGACGTAATACGCTAATCTTTAACATGGGACCGGCTAAAACCTGTCCTTCTCTTAAGCTTGGATTATGTCAATTAGACTGCCCGGGTAAGTGCTATGCCCATAAAGCTGAAGTTCAATATCCGGCCGTATTACCTTATAGACAGCGACAAGCGAAAAGCTGGAAAAGACAGTCTTATCTTAAAATAGCTTGGGATATCGCCGACAATAGAACCAAAAACACAAAATACGTCCGATTTAACGAGTCCGGTGATTTTTATGGACAATCATGCATCGAAAAGCTTAAAGATATCGCTTGGGCCTGTCCGGACCTGAAATTCTACGGGTATACTGCACGTAAAGACCTGTCTTTTGCCGGTCTGCCTGATAATCTATGCATAAATGGCAGCAATTGGCGACGTGGAAAAATGAATAGCTTTACTGCTGTTAAGGCTTATTCCGGTGATAATCCAATATGCGCCGGTGATTGTCGTATCTGTGGGCTTTGCAAGAAAGCTAATAGCTTAACTATAGAATGTTTACTTCATTAAAAGGAAAGTATTATGATCATTGATAATATAACAGTTCATGCAATACCGACAATCGACCATATAAAATACCCCAAAAGCCTTAAGAGTAAAAGCATTGAAAGCTTGCGATATATAATCAGGGATTGTAAGGCTGCCCTGTCTGCAATGCCGGATAATCCAAAAGCCGGATACTATGCCGATGAAATCAATTACTGTGTAATGGAATTACATTCTAGAAAGTAGGTTATTATGACAAGTATTAAGAAGTTAAATCGTAAAATGTGGGACTTTTACCGGTTCCGTAATACATCGGTCCGGAAAAATCAGGTTGTATTTAACAGGTGCGCTATTGCAAAAGACCCGATATTTAACAGCGATCTACACCAGACCATACTTATAAAGGATAACATGTGGACCTTATGCCCGATATCCTGTCCGGTTATTACTGTG